TTCCCGGAAACTTAGTTTTCGGTTTTATTAGTTTGTATGATCACTATAATTTCGTTATTTATAGCTGTTGCGTTTTGTTTGTATCCCCACCATGATCAGTATTTTTACAAAACACCCTATTATGCTTTGCCTGCACCAGGTCACCAACTTAGAACAGAATTTTCCAACTCTAAGTTTGTGTTACGTATTGGTCGCTTGCATGATGATATTGTTGTTCGCCCCAAAGAAACTCTTGTTAATCTCTACCTTGACAACTTTGGCCCGGATCAGCATTATGGGTGGACTGATTTTGAGTGTTATTCTCACGTACTCGTTGAATATGACTGGCCCTTTTCTTCTACATATTGTGTTTGGTTTCATTCTAGAAAAGACATCATTGTCGCAAGTTGCCTCGTACTTATATCGAGCATACTTGTTATACTTTGGGTTTTATCTTGTTTTGGGGCTTTATATGCACCTGTATTGGGTCGTCATTGGTTTTCTGTCTATGTTGCTGCTCTTATGCGCATGGTCCGCCAACCAGTACATCACTCTTCCAATGTGAGGAATACTTTCAATAACGCACCAACCGTAATCAATCCCCGTGTTGTGCCAAACCACTCCCACCCGTCTGCTGCTCGTGACCGAACGAATAGCAGCCGGCAGATGGAAGTAGTTTGTGGAATGCTAGGCACCACTCCGTATTTTCTGCAGCAGAGTAAATCTGACCAACGCAGAGGTACGAGTGGGTGTCGGTCATTCTTCTGGGCAAAGGATGCGCAAGCTGAAGCTACCCCTTTTGAGGAGCTCACGAACGCTACGCGTTGTCTGGTGGATGTTGACTATTACATGGATATGCCATATGTATTAGCCGCCTACCCAGAACACTACATGGTTTCAACTTTCCAACCCTCGGCGGCTGCTTACTCTGGCCCCGAGTATCAATATACCTTTTCAGGAAACAATGAAGTTAAATACACCGTAAATGGTGGAGCTGAATATACCCACAAGGTGTGGAACTATACGTCAGATGTTATTGTTGCTCGAGTGCGTTCGTGGACACGATTGTGGTGGTATGTTACTGCCTACACCGTGGACCGCCGCAAAATCGATGCGCATCATCAGCTTATATGTCTCACCCCAATTTTCCACATCGTATCACCCTTCTTTTCTCTGTCATCCATGTTAGATGGCAAAGTTTTAGAACGGTTGGACGTTGTGGAGGGAACATTCGCCCGCTTGGACGTGTCTTCTGTTTCCGGCTTACAAAGGTCAACTGCTGTGCTAGATGCTTATGCATGTGCTACTATCCCTGTGGAAGTGGACAATGCGTTGGCATCTGTGGCTAGAACATCAAATGTTGCATTGTCAATGGCTCAGGTCCGTACAACTACTGGTATAAATGACCCCATCGTCGCTTCTGTGTTAACAGAATATCACAAGACGATGACTGGGGAAATACCAGACATTGTGATGGCTCCTGAAAAATCGATCAATAAGTACCAATACAGTCTTCCTGATTATGACCCATCAGCCCGTAATAAGCTTAAAGCCTTTATGAGTCCGCTGATTCCTGGTTGTTATTCTCCAGATGATTGTGTTGGGAACGATCGTGCTGCTGTACAAGGTCGCATTTTAGATGTTAAACCACCAGATGACTTGGTTTTAACCCCATTCTTGCAGAAATGTATGCAGGAATTTGTTGAGCTGCTTGTTCCTAAGCATGAATATCAAACCCATTACCCTGTAGATTTGGAGGAAGTGTATGCCAGACAAAGTCGACCTGCCCAACGTGCCCTATTAGCGAAAGCTGAGACGGCGGTAGGCGACCCGTCTGGCAGACCACTTGCTACTTTTCAAAAGAGTGAAGCATATGGGAAACCTGGTGAACCGCGTATTATATCTACGGTTAACGAGGTGGACAAGATGCATTACTCTTCATTCGCTTATGCGTTCAATTTTTGTCTTCGAGCTACCAAATGGTATGCCTTTGGCAAAACCCCGGCTGAGATTGCTGCTAGGGTTGTAGAGATTTGCATGTCAGCTTTGGCATGGATTCTCAATACAGATTGTTCACGCATGGACGGACGCGTCAGTAAATTGTTGCGGATGTTGGAACGCATGGCCATGTTAGCCTGGTTCCATCCAAGTACCCACAAACGTTTAGTTGAACTCATGGAGACTCAGA